GAATCGTATCAAGAAAGAAAAAGCTCTCGAGCTTGCAATCGAATATGCTGAAGCAGCATAAATTTTGGTTATCTGTTCTTCTCCTGTCCACAGCCTTTCTTATTGGGACAGGAGAAGTTCTCGAGTGTGTGATGTTTGTTAACCCTTACGAAACATGGTGCGACTAATGAGTGATGATATTAGAGACGATGACATTGATGATGATCTTAGAGATTATCTGATAGCCGAAGATGCATTTTATGAGATTGTAAACAACGGTCGCTCGCCAATGGAGGCGTTTGGTATCGTTCTTGGAATGGTTGCTAATCAATTCAAGCGACATGGTTGGACTAGACAAGACTTTATTGAATTTTTAGAAGTTCTTCAGGAAACTGATTGGCCAGATGATAAGAAGAAACCTCATCTTACTGTTGTAAAATAGTTCCTTTCGTTGTATTGTGTCTCGACCTATAAATAGTAGGTCGAGATTTTTTTATTTGAGGATATTATGAGCCCTACCGTTGACGAAATTAATCATGCCATATCAGTTCTTTCTAGAGTCAAACCCCCCTATGTAAAAACCTACGAGAACTTTGTTCCAGGCAAAGACTTTGTCCAGTACTCTGGTCAGTGGTGGGACGAAGATGAAATGCAACTAGCATTAGAAGCCTTTATTAAAGGTTCGTGGATTACTTCTGGTGACTATGTTGATGAGTTCCAGAAAGAGTTTAGTAAGAAGTTTGAAGTTGGTTTTTCTCACATGGTGAACTCCGGATCATCTGCTAACTTAGTTATGGTATCTGCTCTTAAGAAACATTTTAAGTGGCAAGATGGGGATGAAGTGATTGTATCTCCAGTTGGCTTTCCTACTACAATTGCTCCTCTTGTTCAGAATAATCTAAAGCCAGTTTTCATTGACATTGAAACAAAGACTCTTAACTTTGATGTGACAAAGATATGGGATAAGATTACACCACGCACCAGAGCGATCTTTGTTTCTCCAGTACTTGGTAATCCACCCGACATGGATTACTTGAAAGCAATCTGCGAACAGCATAACATTCTATTGATTGGTGACAACTGTGATAGTCTTGGTACAAGGGTCAATGGCGATCTAATCACCAAATACTATTTTAGTTGGTCCACATCATTCTACCCTGCTCACCACATCAGCACAGGTGAAGGTGGAATGATTAGTTCTGACGATGAAGAGTTTATTAAAACAGTTAGAAGTATTAGTTGGTGGGGTCGTGATTGTTATTGTGTGGGAAGTTCTAACACTCTTGCTTGTGGTACTTGTGGCAAAAGGTTTGATACGTGGTTAGATAATTATGATGGAATCATTGACCACAAGTATGTCTTTACTAACATGGGTTATAACTTGAAGCCTTTGGATCTTCAGGGCGCTATTGGCATTGCCCAGTTAAGAAAAGTAGACAGTATCGATGCTGTTCGCAGAGAAATCAAAAACACACTAGATGGATATTTGGAAAAGATCGATGGTGTTCGAGTTATTAAAGAGCTACCACAAAATGATCCTTCTTGGTTTGGTGTTCCAGTTTGGTGTGAAGATCAATCATTGAAAGAGTTCTTTGTGTCACACATTGAAGCTCATAAGATCCAAACTAGAAACTACTTTGCTGGTAACATTCTTATCCATCCTGGCTACAGACATCTCGATGACTATACTAAGTATCCCAACTCTAACCTTGCATTGAGTAATGTATTCTTTTTAGGATGTTCTCCTCTTTGGACTCCAAAAGTTATTGATTATATTGGGGAAGTTATTGAAACCTTTGCTTAATGTATTTGGTGGAACGGGTTTTGTAGGTTCAAGTTTTGTTAAGTATAATACTTGTATGCTTAACAGTAGAGATGATTATGTTCCTAAAAGTGAAAACATTCTTTACTTTATTTCTACGGTAGATAACTACAATGTACACACAGATCCTTTTATTGACATTGATACAAATCTTACAGTGTTGATGAAAGTATTAAAAAATACAAAACCAGGATCCACTTTTAATTTTATCAGCTCTTGGTTTGTGTATGGGGATACAGATCTTCCTGCAAAGGAAGACTCTTATTGTGACCCTAAAGGTTTCTATTCTATTACAAAGAGAGCAGCTGAACAGTTGTTGATATCCTATTGTGAAACGTTTAAAATTAACTACAGAATACTTCGTCTTGCAAATGTCATTGGTAAAGAGGACAAAAAAGTTTCTAAAAAGAAAAATGCATTACAGTTTCTTATCAATGAGATGAAAGCTGGTAATGACATTAATCTTTATGAAGGTGGGAAGTTTATTAGAGATTACATCGATGTTATAGATGCAGTAGAAGGAATCAGACTTGTTGTAGAGTATGGTAATAACAATGAGATCTATAACATTAGTAATGGTAACCCAATCTTCTTTGGTGAGCTAATTGAGTATGCTGCAGATAAACTCAACTACAAAGGAACTATCAATAACATTAGTCAGCCAGAGTTTCATAAAAATGTTCAAGTAAAATCAATGTATCTTGATAACACTAAACTAAAGAAACTTGGTTATTTTCAAACTGTAGACAAATTCCAAATGATTGATAATTTATTATGAGCTTAAAAGTTTCTATCAACACTCTTTACTATCCAAACTCAGATCCTGATTTTGTGAACGCTCACAAATCAGTTATGAAGCATTTTGGTGTTTCGGTGAACTACCATGAGACCAAACTTCCACATGGGTTTTGGATGGACACAGTGATGCACAATACTAATGCAGATGTTATTGGTTTTTTAGATATAGATTGTATTCCTCTTACTAAAGATGCTATTAATGAGTTAATTAAGTTTGTAGTTAAGAACAAAAGCATTGCTGGTAATGTGCAAGCATCTAATCACATCATGCCAATGACACACACTTTCGTTGCTCCAAGCTGTTTCTTTATTTGGAAAGGACTCTATGACGCATTAGAAAGACCATCGTTTGGTCCAGTAATGGCTCACAGTGATGTTGCAGAGTCGTTATGCTACATTGCTGAAGAAAATGGAGTTAGAATGAAAGCATTGTATCCAACACACTTTGAGAAAGAACCAGAAGAGGGTGTGTGGCGATTGAACAATTATGGACTGTATGGTGTTGGTACAGTATTTGATAATAAGTTTTATCATTTGTTTCAAAGCAGATTTAAGTCCAATGTTGATATGTTTATTGAAAGATCTAAACAGGTAGTTGCAGGAACGTTTAGCACTCATGGTATGTTTGATTGTAAGGATTTTGATTTTCCAGGTAGGATTTGTAAATTTAATGAAGAGTCGTTTATGCGTAGGGTCTTAGATCCTAGATTGGGATAATATGAACAAAGATATACCATCATATGTTGTGCATTATAAAGGCAATGTAGAACGCCGTAAGATTATGGAAGAACTCTTTTCACGTGAAAAGATTGAAAACGTAACATGGATTCTTGACTGGGATAGAGAAGAAGTTAGCTATCAGCTGTATGTTAAAAACTTCCAAGCAGATCATCTGGAGTATCAAAAAAGAGGACAAGATCCCAACGAGTTCTTTCCTCACTACCCATTGCAACCAGAAATGGTATCTCTAGGCCTAAAACAAAAGGAAGCATTTAGACGTATTGGTTATGGTGAACAAAATATCGGTATGATGTTTGAAGATGACGCAATCATATGTGAAAACTTTAAAGACACGTTATTAAATTTTATGAGCAGTCTTCCTAATGATTGGGATGTGTTATTCATTGGTCAGGGTGGTGGTAAACGAATTCCAAAGGAAAGATTACAGGATGGAGTCTTTTGGTATAAAAAAGATCATCCAGCAGATCGTTGTGCTGATTCTATTATCTTTAAGAAAGAAGCAGCAAGAAAAATTTACGATAATATGAATCATTATAAGATATGTTTCAATCCAGATCCAGAGCTAGGATTTTGGATGAAGGTTCTTAACATGAACGTATACTGGCTGGAACCTCCAATAGTTGCTCAAGGTTCACAAAATGGATTGTTCGATACTGTACAACCAGATAGATGCAAATACGTAGATGAGACTATGCAGACTCGTACCGACATGCAAGATATACTTAAGAAAGTAAGAGGATAAGATGAAAGTATTATTTCACACACACTCATTGAACTTTAGAGGAACAGCAGTTGCTATTTACGACTATGCTAGATACAACGAAGAAATTCTAGGCAATGAAAGTGTTATATGTTACAATAAAACAATTCCATACGAAAGAGATATGGGTACTGAAGATGAGTCAGTAGCTAACTTTAATAAACGATTCAAAGTTATCTCTTACAGTAACCCCAAAGAACTTAGTGAGGTGTGTGACTCCGTAGACTTTGCTTACTTCATTCGTGCTGGTCATTACGAAACAATCCCAGACAATGTCCGTACTGGAGTACATGCTGTATTCCAACATAAGGATCCTCACGGAGATGTGTATGCTTACATTTCTGAATGGCTGTCTAATAAAATGTCTGGTGGAACCATTCCATATGTTCCTCACATCGTTAGCTTACCAGAACCAAATGGATCTTATAGAGAAAGATTTAACTTAGAAGGCAAAACTGTTATTGGCAGGTTTGGTGGGTTCTATAAGTTTGACATTCCTTTTGTAAGAGACGCTGTTGTTAAAGTTTTAGAATCATCGAAAGACCATGTATTCTTTTTTGTAAACACTCAACCATTCATTAAACATGAGCGAGTGATTTACGCTGACACAATCGTCGACTTGCAAAAGAAGTCCAATTATATTAATTCATGTGATGCTTTTCTTCATGCAAGACAAGAAGGTGAAAGCTTTGGTTTGGCTCTATGTGAATCCTTGTACTTTAACAAACCAACGCTTGCTTGGTGCAATGGTAGAGATCAGCACCATGTAGCATTGTTGAAAGATACCAATCTTTTGTACACTGAAGAAAACATCGTAGACAAATTACTTAATGTGAAAAAGTTTCAAGACGATTATGCCAATATTGTTCACAAGTTCAATCCAGCAGGTGTGATGAAAAAGTTTAAAGAGGTATTTTTAAAATGATAGATCCTTTAGTTACAGTTGTTACTGCAACAACTGGTGATAAGTGTTTGGAAGATGCTTTGGAGTCTGTCAAATCTCAGACTTACAAAAACATTGAACATTATGTTGTAGTAGACGGTGTTGAAAGAGGTGAGCGGTCTTTACAAATACTTAAGAAGTATCCAGATGTAAGGATGTTAATTCTTCCTTATGCTACTGGTAAAGACAATTACAATGGCCATAGAATCTATGCAGCTGCAACGTATCTTTCAAATGGTAAGTACATTGCTTTTTTAGATGAAGATAATTTTTATGAAAAAGACCATATCAAGAGTTGTGTTGATTTAGTCAGTGAAGGATACGATTGGGTATACACATTGCGTAGGATAGTCGGTCGAGATAAAAACTTTATTTGCAATGATGATTGTGAGTCGTTGGGTAAGTGGAAATCTGTGCTTGGCGATTACTTTGTGGATGTTGGATGTTGGTTTCTGTCCAAACCAAGTGCTTTAATGGTATCACCTCTTTGGTACAGACGAGCAAGACATCCACAAGAGCAACCCGAGGTAGATAGAATTATTACAGCCACATTAATGCAACATGCACCTAAGTTTGAATGTACTAAAAAATACACATTAAATTACAGAGTGGGTAACAGACCTGATTCTGTACAAGCTAAGTTCTTTCTTCAGGGTAACAAAAAGATGGAACAAGATTTAGATGGAAAGTTCCCGTGGAAAGATGAGCCAGAAACAATTACAATTACGCTTTAACATGAGGATGTAAAATGAAGATTAGTAATGAGACGTTATCTATATTAAAGAACTTTGCTTCAATCAATACAAACATTATCTTTAAGCCTGGTACTACAATTGCCACTATTGCAAATACAAGTAACATCTTTGCAAAGGCTACAATCAAAGAAGATATTCCCAACCAGTTTGCAATCTACGATTTAAACTCTTTGTTAGCTATGCTTACGCTGATGGAAAATCAAGATGTTTCATTTGGTGATAAAAGCATTACGGTGTCTAGCGACAAGGGTAAGTTTGAATACTTTTACTCCAACCCGGAAGTAGTTAAAGGTGCTCCAGATGGATCAATACAGAGTGTAGATGTTTACAAGTTTAAACTGGCTGCAGAAGACATTCAGATGATTATGAAGGCAGCAGCAATCACTGGTGCACCAACTATATCTGTTACTTGTAGCAATCAATCTGTATCGTTAGTTGTAGGTGATCGTAAGAACAATTCGTCAAACAACTTTAAACGAACGCTAGGCACTTCTTTTGAAGAGTTCGATATATTCATCTCGGTTGGCAATTTAAAAGTGATTCCAGAGGCTTATGAGGTATCTGTAGCGAAGAGTGAGAACGGTAAAGGTAAGTTCTTATACTTTGTTCACGAATCTAAACCGTTGCAGTATTGGATTGCCGCAGAACCAGGATCAGTAGTATGACATTTGATCTATCACGATACAAGCTAAGGATGGATATTGATGCTGATAACCATATTAAAAATAATATAGCTTCTATATTTCAAAGATTTGGTATACCAAATACCACTTTAGAAGTTGGCACCTACAATGGAGTTACATCATTGTGGTTAGCAGAAACACTGGCTCCATTGAATCCTAATTACATTCATTATTGTATTGACCCATATGATCACAGCGTTGAGCTTACAGATGATTTAGAAGAAGTTTATCAGTTCTTTTTATACAATAAAAGTGTATGCCCTGCGGGGGATCGCATCAATCATTTGCGTACAGATTCATACAATGGTCTTTTAGAGTTGAGAAACAAAAATGTAAGGCCAGAATTCATTTTTATTGATGGAGATCATACTGCTAGTACTGTTTTAAATGATTTGGTTTTAAGTTTTGAATTGCTACCTTCTGGTGGCGTCATACTTTGCGATGATACTTTGGATTGGAAGCTCACTGAAAAAAATGGTAATGTTAATCGAGACCCTCAAATGTATCCTAGATTTGCAGTTGAAAGTTTTTTGATGATTAACTGGTCTAGGGTAGAACCACTTGAGTTACCCTTTGGAGTCCAAACGGCGTTTATGAAAGTATAATTATGAGTCTAGATTTTTTGTGGGTTGAAAAGTACAGACCAAAGACTATCGATCAGTGTATACTACCTAAAGAGCTCAAGAGTTATTTTAACAGCGTAGTAGCGAGAGGCGATATTCAAAATATGCTCTTATGTGGTACTGCTGGTACTGGTAAGACCACTGTCGCTAGAGCATTGTGTGAACAACTGGATAGTGATTATCTAATAATTAACGGATCAGAAGAATCCGGTATTGATGTTCTTAGAACAAAGATAAAACAGTTTGCTTCTACGGTATCGTTTTCTGGTAACACAAAGGTCGTGATACTTGATGAGGCTGATTACTTAAATCCTAATTCCACACAACCAGCACTTCGTGGATTCATTGAAGAATTTGCAAGTAACTGTAGATTCATCTTTACTTGTAATTTTAAGAATAGGATTATCCAACCACTCCACAGCCGTTGTAGTGTAATAGACTTTAAGATTCCTAAAGAAGAAAAGCCAAAGATTGCTTCCCAACTCTTTAAGCGGATTGGTGATATTCTTACTAACGAGCAAATAGAGTTTGATCAGAAGGTGCTAGCTAAAGTAATTGAAAAGCACTTTCCAGACTTCCGTAGAATCTTAAATGAGCTGCAGCGCTACTCTCAGACTGGTCTTATTGATGAAGGAATTCTCAGTAACATATCTGATCTAAATATGGCTGAGCTTGTCGATTCGTTGAAAGAAAAAGACTGGAAGAGAATGAGATCGTGGGTTGTCAATAATATGGATAATGATCCTCCTGCTCTTTTCAGAAAGATCTACGATCATCTTTTGCCTTTAACATCACAAGTTCCTCAATTGGTTTTGACAATTGCAGACTATCAATATAAGGCTGCTTTTGTTAGTGATCAGGAAATAAACTTAACTGCTTGTTTAACTGAACTAATGGCTTCTTTGGAGTTGAAGAATGGATGAAATAATTGTTAGTGAATATTGGTCAGACGATAAAATGTTGAATGCAAAGGTAGTTAAAGGTCCTCTTTATGGAGATGCCTTTAAACTTGTAATGAAAGATATTCTTGAAGATAAAGAGATCTTTAAGTTTCATCGACACCTCGAGGTTGCTGAAAATGAAGCTGAGGATTTTGTAACTAATGTCTGACATTAATGATGTTTTTGGAACCAGCACAGAAACAATAGAAGAACCATATAAGGTACCTTCTATTTCGCCATTTGATTTTATCAACGCAATTAATTACACCAAAGAAAAACTGATTGTCGATGATTGGTCAGAAAAACAGTACAGTCCGTATGTGATTAATAAAGGTTTGTCATTTACCGCAGATACCACGGTTGCTGCAAATGAAATGAATTCTAGACCGCATATTGACAGGAAACTGCAATTTGACTTTTTAATAAATACTATTCGTTCGAGAAAGCGCTTCAGCAAATGGATCAAACCTGAAAAGATTGAAGCGTTGCAAGTTGTGAAAGATTACTTCAAATACAACGACGAAAAAGCTCGTCAAGTCCTTTCTATACTCACTCCCGAACAGATAAACCTTATAAAACAAAAATTAAAAAAAGGTGGAGTTAATGACAAATGAGTTTTTCAACATAGACATAGAGGGGTACTTTCCGCTTGAAGTAGAACTTATAGAACCAGATGATTTCTTAAAAGTTAGAGAAACTTTATCTCGCATTGGTGTTGCTTCCCGTAAAGATAAAATACTTTATCAAAGCTGTCACATTCTACACAAACAAGGAAGGTACTTTATTGTTCACTTTAAAGAGCTTTTTGCCTTAGATGGCAAACAAGCAGATCTCACTGATAACGACATTGAGCGTAGAAACACAATTGCCAAACTGCTATCTGACTGGGGTTTGATCAAGATCCTAGATAACGACCTTTATCTAGCTACCGCTCCTTTATCTCAAATAAAAGTTCTTTCGTACAAAGAAAAAGACGAATGGACTCTCCAATCAAAATACAATATCGGTAAAAAAAGACAAGATTAATGTTGCCCTGCAACATGGTTTGATGTATAAATACTAATGCCACGCCGAAGTCAGGGTGGCATTTTTTATTAACTCGCTTAACAAGGAGAAAACTATGACTAACGCTCTAGTACCCGCTTTTTTCAAAGATTTTGATAAACTCTTTATTGGTTTTGATGATATTTACAACCGTATCTCCAAACTACATGATGATTTGACCAAATACGTTCCTAATTATCCTCCATACAACATTAAGAAGATTAGTGAAAACAAGTATGTCATTGAGCTTGCTTGTGCTGGGTTTGCTAA